TTCATAGTCTTTCTAGTAACTCTCTGACGAAAAGGTGTAATTATTTTTAATTCCATTTGGTTTTCTAATATTTTTTTTTAGATTTGCAATCTAGTAATTAGAAAACAAATACTGACATTGATATGAAAAGCAAAGCCAAGTCATACAACGTAACTATTGAAAATAAATTGATGCTGATAGGGTTTATAATAACCACAGTGGTCTCAGTTGGAACAATCGCACTTGTTTCGTTATTAGTATAGCATTAGAAAATCTTACTTTAGTATAGTTGGGGCTAAGAGATAGTTACAATTAAGTAACAAAGAACTCACTAGTCTTATTTAGTTTCATCATAGCGTAATACCTAACCGCATCTAAAGCGTGATTCCACTTATCAATCGGCTTATTAGTCTTATTCCCCTCTGAATCCTTATCCCACGTATAGTTCCTAAATTCCTTAATAAGGTTGGTGCTAGAGCTAGTTATTAGCATTTCGTCTTGTGCTTGAACAACACTAATTCCGTATAGAATAGAGTCCCTACCCTTTTTGGTCGGCTTAATATTCCAGCCGTATCTTTTTAACTCTTCTATAGATTTAGGCTCGGCAGAGTCCGCAATAATTGGCATAGTCTTACTAACGCCTTTAGACCTAAATAGCGAGTTCATATCGGAGTTTGTTAACCCAGTCTTATACACCTCTTCGTGCAGAATAAGCCTACCGTTGTGTCGGTAGAACCCTATAAGCGCACTAGGATCGTTAGAAAACCCAAAATCTAGCCCGTAACCCAAAAGCCTAGCCGAGTCTGGCAGATTATCTGTTACCTTCCAGTTATCGTATACCGTCCCAGTGAGTTTGCCAATCTTTCCGTATACATAAACGTCAACAAAGTTCTTCCAGTAGGTGCTACCAGCCTTTGCTTTAACCTCCGCCCTTTGCAACTCGTTAATGGCTGCTTGCGGACAACCCTCGTTGCCTTTATAGGTAAGTATAGCGAAGTCAGCGTCATCCCTATCCTTTAGCTCTGTGTGCGCCCAAAACTCCGCCACTGGGTTGAAGTCAATAAAACAACAATCAGAGGTTCTTATAAACATCTGATGAAATGCCTCCCAAGGCACGTTGTTTGCCTCGTTAACGAATAGAACGTCCCTTCTAGCCCCTCTAAGTTTGTCTGGCTGATCTGCGGAGAAGAACTCTATTTTGCTTCCGTTAGAGAAAGTATAGGTAGAGTGTTGTTTATTCATCGCACCCTCTCTCCACCTACCAGTGATTCGCATAATATTCTCAAAATCCCTCATAGCACCCCTCTTAAGATGTGGCATAGACTCAGACACCACAGAAATCATCTTCCCCTCATTCTCGATAGCGTAGTTCATAAGTAAAGGCACAATAGAAAACGTCTTGCCAGCGGAACTTCCACCTTGAACTATTCTAATAAACTTATTCATTTTAGCTATAGTTTTGAGATTGGTCGTGACGATAAAATTAGACCCTTCGTTATTCTCTTCCTTCATACTTGCAAATTTAGCCATAATTAGCGTTCTGTTTTCAGCTCACACTTATCAAATATTCTTCGTATCTTTAAGGTGTTAAACAATTATAGTAAGTCATATCCAACAAACCACAAAGTCCTAGCTGCAATAGCTAGGCAATACTTTCACTCCCTATTAAAGTCGGAAGGTGATTGGATCGGGCAGTCGCTCTTTAAGAGCATACGAAATCATTATTTGATAAGCGGTTGAGAACTAACGCTTTAAGTAACAGACGACTGACGATTGACGGAAATAGTTTGTTTACGTGGTTAGGGTTTAGGGGCTTTGCCCTAACTACGTAACTCTAACAGACTCAATCAAGAAATAGTTGTGTGTCTCTTACACACCCCCAAAAAAAGATAGAGAGTCTCGAAGCGTTTGGCGAGAGACTAAGCGATAGCGACCCAAATAAATATCTCGTGGACTGCTGAATACTAGCCTCTATAAAGAAATAACTATATTTGAGAATGACAGAAAGCAAACTATTAGATTGGTTAGTTGATAACTTCGATTCTTCAATAAAAGCCTCTGAATACAAATACTCTAGGTTTGACGCATATAGCAAAGACAGAGATCAGTTTATAGAGCTTAAGTGTAGGAGGACTCACTACGACACCTTAATTATAGAGAAGAGTAAGTTCGACAAACTAACAAAGTTTGGAGATGCTTTGTATATCTGTAGCACACCAGAGGGTATTTATAGTTGGGTATTAACTGCCGATACAGAGATAGACTGGGTAACTAAGAGTATGCCAAAGAATACAGACTTCGGAAATCGAGCGAGAAAAGATAAGATTGTTGGCTACCTAGAAATAAACAAAGCCAATAAGCTAAAGTAAATGCAACAGAAGCCAAAGAACACTACGGAATCAAAACGTCACAATCTGCAAATTCAGAAGACTACCGAGAAGACGGAACAATCTAAAAAGAAGTATAAACGAAGTAAAGAGAAAATTGATTATGACGGACTTAGACAGATTTAAGCTAGTCAATAGGTGTGAAGACCTAGAACAACTAGCAGCCGCTATTATTATAATAGCTGACGGGTTCAACAATATTCAAGGTAGGCTTAGGACGTTTAACGCTAGGTTAATGGCTGAGAATTGCCTACACTTTGATTTAAGTAACACAAACGTACTAACTAGGTCGTTTGGTATTAGACAGCAAGCAATTTATATTAAAATATTCTCAGAGAACGGTGGATTATGAAACAATCAATAGACAAAATAGACTTAATAGTTAACCACTGCGCTGACACACCTCCCTCGCTAGACGGAGGACTAGCCGAAATAGACCGTTGGCACAAAGAAAAAGGTTGGTCGGGTTGTGGCTACCACTTTATCGTTAGAAAGGACGGCACAATAGAAAACGGTAGACCACTAACGGAAGTTGGCGCACACACCTACGGACAGAATAGGAACTCTATAGGCATCTGTTGGTTCGGAGGAGCTAAAGGACTAGACGATAGAACAGAAGCCCAGAAGAAAGCCTTAATTCAACTACACTCCGACCTAAGGGAGAAACTACCAAACCCAAATATCAGAATAGCCTCACACTCAGAGTTTAGTGACAAAAAGTGTCCAAACTTTAACGCTTTTAAAGAGTATCAGTACCTAATGCTTAAGCTATCTTAACTAAAAACTTAGTTATAACTTTTAAATTTCGTTTTTTTCAAAATCCAGTTTCGTAATTGAGTCTGGATTTTTTTTTAAGATTTGGTTTTTTCAAATTGGGGTAAGGGAAAAAGGTCGAAAATTGGTTTGATCCAAAATGTTGAGTCCCACCCCTTTGGGCAAAAATCGCTCTCTTCGAAGGGGTACCCCCTCTCTTCAACTAATAACCTAGTCCTATACCTAACGCATTAGTTATGAGATGCATCAATCTAGTTATGGAACTAACAATATAGTTATGTGACTGGATAGAGTTACAACTAGCAAAATAGTTAACTAACTAAATGACGAGAGGTTATAACTAAAAAGGTAGTTATATGAGGTATAAAAAAAGGGAATTATTCCCCTCTTTCTTTGTTTATTCTAGCTCTTTCTTTATTGCGAAGATCGCTCAATTTATTGTGAAGAGTGCCCAATTTCTGTTTAAGGTAATCGATATCAGCTAAAATATCCATCTCTTTTTCTTCAAATTTCGTCAAATTATTCATATCTCTTTTATTTAATAGTGAATTATAAAGGTAGGCAATCAATATTTAGCATCCTAATCAATTAGTTTTATTTAGAATCAATTAGTTTTATTTATAATCATTCTAAACTACCTAAATAATTACATAAACATTAGTATATTAACAAACTGATTTAAAGGCGTTCTAAGCGATTCAATTTACTGGGTGGTGTTAGTATATCAGTTGATAGGTGATAGGGGAAGGAGGGTGTCATAGATTGATCCGTATGGCGTGATTCTATCAACCAATTCCCCTCCTCTTTTACAGTTTCCAATATCGAGCTATCCCAGTTAATCAAATATTAATTAGGCAAAGAGGTTATAACTAAACCTTTAGTTATAGAGTATAAAAATAAACCTTACTTAATTAGTAAGGCTTGTTAATGAATGGCTTCCTTGTCATTTTTTACCAAAGGTGAACGGATCGAAGCAAGTCTCTTTCACGTTCATTCGTGGGCTTGTAATTAGTGGTTACCCAATGTTCGCCGCAATCAATCAGATTAAGGCTTTCTATTCGTATCCCTTTAGCTACGCAGGCTTTCTTGTATGCTTCAATTTGTGTCTTTTTAATTTCGATTTTTAAAGTTGTCATAATCTTTTTTTTTAGTTCGTTTCTGTATTTCAAAGGAACAGATTTAATTTAAGACTTGCAAACAAAACCGATAATTATTTTAAGTAGTTATAACTAAAAGTTTAGTTATATAGCTCAAAAATAAAGAGACTAAAAAAAAAGTCTCTTAATTTATTGTTGTCTGATCTAATGTTTTAAGTAGATTCTTTCGCTAATTCATAACCGTCAATAAACGAGGTTAATCTTATATATAGCTCTTTTTTAGTAACGTAACCGCATCCGAATGGTGTATAAACTCCTCCAGTGGCTGCCATTCTATGTACGTTTACTCCACCATATGCGCCAGCCAAATGATAATTATTAATGTTTGACTTGAGTTTCCCGTTTATTGTAGTGTAAGGACTCGAAGGACTGTTTGTGATTTCGTTTAGTAATTCAATTTTGTTTTCCAAGTGTTCTTTGGTAATTCTCATAACTAATAATTTAAAATGTTGAAAATATTGATTAATATAAAGCCAGTAAAAACGGCAGCAACGTAAATTTTGAAAAGTAAGGTTTTAAGGTTATTCATTTCGTTTGCTTTAAGTTTGTATTTCAAAGGAACGGATAATAAAATTGCCGTCCTAATTAAATCGTTTTTATTAGCCTAAAAATATTTTTACTCTCAATGGTCAATATTGAAGTGGTGTTAGTTTTCGTAGCTACAAAACGAAACCGTTTGAAATTGTAGCTAAATTTGTATTCTAAAATTTTTAATAAAGTCTTCATTTTCTTTCTTTTTAATAGGTTAATCAATTGTTAATTTAAATACAGCAATCAAATGCGGTTCCTCTTCGCCTTCTTCCTCTCTTAAATAGGTAGCTACAGTCTGTAATGCTTCATCTTCAGACCAGTCTGTTAATAAATGTACTCTAGGGAAATTAGTACACTCCTCTGCCACTATATAAGCGTTTGCGCTGCCTTCCTTAATTTCCAATAAAGTTTCGCTGCAGTGTACAATGTCAATGCTATTTGTTCCACTATAATTAGAAGTAAATTTTAATTTGCCTTCTTTTGTTTCAATAAGTTTCATATCGTTCTTTTTTAAGTGTTTGATTATATTATATTTTCGCTCAAATACTGTTTAAATTGAGTTACAGACAAATCCATACAAGTTGAGCCCTTGGCTCCAGTACTCTCATTTCTAAAAATTTGAATCCAAGTATCATATATTTTCATTTTATATATGTTGGAATTATAATTTAGGTTTATTTGATACCATTTTTGGGAATTGTATAACCTAAAGCTATTGATTTGTTTAATTGCGCTCTTTTTGTCTACTGTTTTAATTTCCAAAGTGTTCATAATTGTTTTTTTTAAGTTACTAATAAGATATTTGAGCAATTAAGTCAAACTTTTGAGAATAAGCAAACCTTTTGCCGTTCTTTGACTGGATTAATTCGGTTTCTATTTTTGATCTCACTTCTTCATTATGTAATTGACTAGATTGATTTGTTTTGCTAGACAATATATAAGATACTAGATTAAACTCCATACCATAACTATTAAGATAAATAGCTAACGTTTTGTTAGTCAATACATTTTTGATTCGTATTAGTTCAGTTTTCATATTCTTTTTTTTAGTTGTTTAACACTATACTTTATAATAATCATCTGACTTTAAAAAATGTTGCCAGTCATTTTCGGTGTTCATTTCTTCGGCATCAAAATCTTCTTTATTCATTTCTCCAGTTCTATATTTTGCGAATAATTTCCCGTCAATATATTTCCTTATAGTAAATGTTCTTTTGCTTTGGTTAGATGCCACTTTTATTGTTTCAACAACTTTCATATTCTTTTTTTTAGTTCACTACAAATCAAAACTAAAAAAATGAGACTGCAAAACTTTTTTAGAAAAATCTCAAAAAATAAATTAATAAGAGATATTACTAGTTAATCCAAAATAGATTTTTGAAGTTTGCAAAATCTGAAATACTGCAAACGGCAGATTTTGGGTTTTTTACGTATTAATAAAAACTGTATGTTGAAAAAATCGAGTTCTAAAAAATAGAAACTGAAAAAAATCGAGTCCTAAAATGGCTCAAAAATTTTCAACATTTCTGTATGGCGAAAAAATCGAGATTTCAAAACACGAAGAAAAAAAAATCGAGCACTAAAATTTTAAAATCGTTTTTAACTTTTTTATGAATTTTACTTGATAGTGTTTTTTTTACTTTTTGAGCTGTTTTTTTGTGCCCCTCAATCGAATAGGGACACATTAACATATGGACATATGGACATATCTACATATCTACATATGAAAATATGAAAAAATGAAAAAATTCGAAAAAAAGCTGAAAAAACCTCAAATTCTCAGAAAAAAGAGTTACGATGCAGACAGTTACGATGCAGACCTTTGTAGTTACGATGCAGCGATTTACAATTTGAGTTACGATGCAGACAAATAAAAATACGATGCAAGGTAATATAGTTACGATGCAAGGTATTTTTTCTCTCAAAACAGTTACGATGCAGACTATTTCAATAGAGCTGACGGATAACCGCTTCATAAATGAATTGACTATCCTCGTTAATCCAGTCCAACTGTTTGCTATCCATAGGAATACCGTCATAATCAGCGGACTCTATGTAGGCGTCACAAAAATCTGGAGCGTCATTATAATCAATGTCTCCCAGTACTATGTTATCAATCAAATCTGTATTCATATCAGTTAATTTAAGTTACGATTCAAAGTTTTAAGGTTACGATTCAGCCAGTAGCTTATCTCTAGTAATATTTAAGCAAACAGTTTTTGGAGCGTAGTCCGAAAGGAACTCCTTAAGCTCGTTCTGTACAACATCTAGCAAAACCTCTTCTGTGTGGTTTTCTACGATTGCTAGGTTTCTTATAAAGCCCTTCTTACTCAAATCCATTAGGGTATCTAACCCAAACATCATAGTAGGATCGTTCTCCTTTAGCTCTGGTCTTCTTACCCAAATAATGTGCGTAAAGAATCCACTTTTAATAGACGATACTACTTCAGTCTTATCTCTAAGTCCAGTGTATCCGTGACCACCCTTACAGACTAGCTTACAGAGTCTTGTAGGGTCTTCTCTATTGAAGTCTGATATAACAGCTCTCCAGAGTTCTCTGTTCTCTCTGCGCTTATTAAATGCGTCTTCTGCTGACTCGTAGAAGTTACTCATTAAAGGGTAAATCACCTCTTTAGCGGCTACCTCAGAAGAACCTCTGAATTTAAAGTTTAACTCTTTGTTGATCATACGGGATAAGGTGTCTTTCCCGTGCTGACCGTGACCAACTATTAATATTTTAATATCTTTCTTTTTCATATCGTAAGTTACCTAAAAATCAACACTTTATAAATTTATTTTGCTTTTAATTATTTCGAGCACGGATTTTATCTTGGTGTTTCTGTTATTTATA